ATTGTTTCTTTGCGGAAGGTTTGTTTGACTGGGTCCTAAAGAATTTGCTCCTCGGCCGTCATTAGCTATATATGCTGGTGTGACTCTCCACATGGTGTTTCTCACGCGACTCATGGTCTGCCCTAGATAAACTGAATAGTAGGCACGGATTCTACTCATAAAATACTCGCGATCCTGTGGAATGTCATCAACATCTTTAAAGAAGAGTCTACGAGAAATCACTGAGTTAATGAGGACAGTATCAAACATGCCATGAACGGGGTTTCCTCTGTCAATTATCCCATAAGATACAGCCCCCCTAACAGAGTCTACATTAAAAAAGTTGCCACCATCATTGTTGCCATATCCAAACGTTGGATAGATCCTACCATTTGGACCAGTTTCACCTTGGAAATATCCTGCATCAATAAAGTTTCCTGTCCATGTTTGCGGCCAAGTACCAGCATCATTTAAGTTATTGTAATTAAAAAATGGGCTATCATAATAACTAGTATTTTCATACCCATGACCAAATACATGTGAATTTGAATCCAGCCCTGATGTGGTATACAGCAATGGATTTGTGTCCATACCTACAACAGCTGATCCGGGTAACCAGTGACGGCATGAACTCCAGTTACTAAACCAAGGACCGTTTCCGTATTTGTTTTCGGTCCACCGATATTCGTTTCCGTCCGGAACCTCTCCAGAAAGGTCAAGGTCAGCATTATAGTAAAATTTCAGTGCCTGTGTCATTCGTGGAACTCGTCCATCAATATACTCACCACCAGTTCCACCAATTATTGGATTATTTAATACTTCTACCGTAATGTTATAATCAACAAGAACAAACTCGCTGTTAATTCGTTGAAAGCGGATTTCAGTAGCCTGTAGATTATCATTAAGCTGTTGTTTTCCCACCACGTCATCGTTCCAATTAGAATTATTGAATGATTGCCAAATTGAATAGTACTTATCAATGTTACGAGAAACGATAGCAACATCGCTCTGAATTCCCCCTCCTCCGGCTGTTTGCCCTACTAGCGCATCAACTCCATAAACCGCTCCCGTTCCTCCTGCATATGTAATTCCTGGCATAACCAGTCCGTGGGTTGGCATTTGCGACTTTTCTCCAAACTCACTAGACCCAAACCAGTCAATGACACCAGTGGGATTTAATTGCTTATTCCAATACTTAACGTATCCCATGTTAATTTGCGTGTTGCGTCTACCTGTGGTAACATCGGATGCGGCAGTAACAAAATTATTTCCCGGCGAAAGACTACCTGCTCCCGTGTAGCCCCAAACAAGTTCCATTGTGACCACCTCCAACATTCGTAATTTATCAATTTGACCAACTGATTCAATTCCCATGTTTGACGTAAGTCCTGCCCATGTAAGCTGTCGATCAAAACCCGCGTCTTTTTCTTTACTTCCCATATGATCAGTAAAGACCATGATAGTTCCACCTGTGTTATCTGATTTTGGAATCCAATACTCACGCAATGCTGCTTCATTTTGTGCAGATGCAATAACGGTATTAACTTTTCGATACGGATCAGTACCAATCTGTATATTATTTCCTGCCCAATCAGGAAGAGCCCGTGATGCAATATCACCAATAAGTGGAGGATTCTTTTCCAAGAAAGATAATACTAACTTAGGAGATTCTTGCCGTTTGTTCTTAATCATCCGCTGAGTATACGTAGTTGCATCACTAAGCGCTGGCTGATTGTAATTCCATTCAAACACTTGCCGTCCCTTTTCATTAAATGAAAATGTTATACCAGTAGTGCCAGGGAATCCAATGAAAAGATCAGGGGAAAGACCTGCAACTTGCCCACCTGATGATCCAAACCCGTAGCCTTCTCCGTAGACAAAGTTGTTTAATCGCACATTGGCACTTCCGCGAGTGTCAGGCGTAAAGATAATCTCACACCGCCAGTCGCTTCCTCCGGCATTCTCCCAGTTTAGTGTAGGATAGCTAGAAGATCTAGGATCTATAAGAAAATTTTCATTCATTCCCCACCATTCAGCAGCGATTGCACCTGGTTGTGCAATAAAGCTACCAACTAATGATTGCAATGGCCCTCCGTCATTAAACTCTGTTGGATGTGGTATGACAATTGCATCAAAGTAAACTGAACCAATATTACTCGGTGTAATGGAAGACGTTATGCTGGACAGGGTAAATTCAATAATCCGCCCTTCGCTATCCGTTGATATGCTCCATGTTGCACTAGCAAAATTTGGTGACAGAAGAGGTAGCGGACTCTTAAGTCTAATGTAGTTGGCAATAGGTAGCTTTCCTGCACGATTAAGATTAGGAGGATAGCCATATCCTTGCTTCTGCAAAGACCGTCCTTCTCGGCTCCAAGCTTTTTCCGCGGCAACTTCAAATCTTATGTAATCACTAATAGTTGCTGACCGATTAACTATTGCCGCTGGAGAAAAACTACTTGTTTCTGCTGGTATGCCAATGACTTGAGAAGTGTTGTATGTAGGATATCCAAAGCGACGGCTATTCCAGATACCAATATTGTTAGGGTATGAAACAACGCCTCCCGGAGCCGGTGATCCTGCTGTACCTGCTGCAATCTGACTGTAGCGAATTGGCGTATACAAAAGAAGACCAGTGTTTGGGTCTCTTTCCAAGGAACTATATGCATCGTAATCCCATCCTGGCTGATTGGAAATACCTACCGCGCCGTGAGAGTCAACTATGAATTTTATCTGATTTAAGATGTCTCGTGTTCCCAAACCGCGCTGTTCCCATTGTTCGTAAGCACGCCCGCCGTCAAATCCGCGAGGAACTGTAGCAAAGCAGAGTTCTCCGTGCGATCCTAAGAAGATTGCGGCACCTCCGTTATTTCCGTTGTTTAAACCATTATCACCTTGTGTACCTAGCATCCATGTGGACGTTAACAAGTCGCCACCGCCATTCCCTGGTGAATCTGTTGATGAAAGATCCCTAAAAAGATTAAGCCCAATATATGAAGATGGCTCTAACCAAGCGTGCGCTGTTCCTCCGTGTTTATACGATCCATTAAAAGCAATGTTTGCTGCCGTGTCAGGATACGAGAAGTTGTTTCCGCTAGGACCGCCATAAGGTATACCATAACGAGATGGCGCATAAAATTCTCGGTTAGGATAAACCGCTGAGTTAGGAGAAATAGTTCCAGTGGAATTTACATTTGACGTTGCTCCCCATGAATAGTATTGATACTCTTTAATACCCACAGGATAAGTGTAAGAATTTCCAATGTAATCAATGATTACCTGATTATTTGTCTTTGAGTTAACTGCGGTTAAACCATAGTAAGGATACGTAGAAGTTATTCCAGTAGAAACACTGTCTACGATAGAATATCCTGGTGTCCAAGTCTCTGCGCCGTACTCTGATTCATTATAGTAGTTTCTTCCAAAGAAGTGAGTCCGGGCGCGGGGATAGAGAGCATGAATACCTACACCTGCAATTTTACCTAATCCTGATTCTAGAGATCCAGTTGCTGTAACAATCAAGTTTGTTGTTAGCGGATGAATTGCAATTTGAAATTCATTTGCATATGAATTAACGGTGTTTCTTCCAATGGTTGTCGCTAATACAGAAGGTAGCGCTCCTAAACGTAATGTATTTAGTGAATAGCCATCCCAGCTTTCCGAGCGAATTGCGTTCTTGATACCATACTTATCCGTGAGATCGGATTCATTCATCGTGTTAACGATGTTAACATTTGGTGATATTCTTTCGTATGGATATGGTGTTAATGTGCCTATTTGAATGTCAGTAAATCGGGAGCCTGCTCCGTCTGCAGTAAAAGCAGCAACCGCAAAAGAATCCGTAGGAACATTTGTGTATGTTCCCGTTCCTGCGGTTAATGACTTATAAATTGCATTTGGGTCATCGTCTAAATCAGTATATTTGGCATGAACGTGCAATTTTGCCGACGGCTCTAATGGACCTATGTCATTGGATGCGGTTGGTCCGCCAGCAAATGTGCCAATCCCAATACTGCGGAACGGTGATACGTATAGCGAAGGACGACTCTTATGATCGTTATCATTAGGATCAATTAAGTCGTTGGTTACCCCAACGCCATTAATTAGTTGATCAACGCTAACACGGAATTGCGAAGTGTAAAAAATAAGCTCCGAATAGAAGTAGGTTCCGTCGGTTCCGGTGGTTCCACCTTGTGAAAGAAGATCTGTGTTATTAATTCTTCGTCCTCTTTCCATCATACCCGCAACTCGAATGTAGTCGTTTGTGCCGGGCGTGTTACCGTCCCAATCCGATGACTTTTCATTGAGAACCGAAGATCCATACCAAGCACGACGCGTTTGCATACCCGCGGTTCCACTTTGTTGATCGTGTGTTCCACTGGTATATCCGCCCGCCGGCCCATTTATAGCTCCACCTAAGCCGTATTCCCAGAAATCTCCATAGTCAGGATCTCCTGTTAATGACTTTCCATTAATTGCAGAAATGTATCCTTGAAAAGTTCGATATGGATATAGATTAGCAAGGTCTGTGCTATTTTCATCAAATCTAGCGGGTCCTGTCTCTCGGTAATCAGAAGATAGCTTCATATCCGTAGGAAGTGAGCAGACATATTGATTAGACGTGATTACTCGTCGGGTATCGAGAACAAGTTCCCCGTAATTTTTTGTTTTACTGCTGTCTAACGATTGATTGGTATAGAGAGGAAGTGGATCCGTTGAATAACGAGAAGACATCACATGTAAAGTCCGCGATACATTATTATTTTCTATCTCGCCGCCGGTTCCATAAGGATCACCTGGTTGTCCTGGCACAGTGTTGTCAGCCTCATCGGTGGAAGTGTACATATAAAAACCTAGTGATCCGTATGTTCCAAAGCCCGCCCCATCAGATGGATCACGATGCGATAAAAAGAGGAGTGGCGAATAATTGCCAAGATTCACGTTGTATTGCGGCGAGGTCCAGTATGTTGTGTAACCGGAAATTACGCCATTTATCATTTGATCACCATTCTGATCCTGTGGGTATGCAGAAGACGGTGTTGGACTAAATGTTCCTGCGGTTGCACCTGAATACCCACGAGCAACAATATTTGAGAGGTACGGAAGACCGTCTATACTCATCTTAAACAGCAAACGATCAACCCCGGCATTATTTCTACCCGGCTGAGGGCCATCATTAAGGCTTCCACTGCCATCCCCCCAATTTCCGATGGTTGACGTTTCTGTTAAATCACCGGAATCGGTAAGACCGTCATTTCCAGATGTTATCCAAACAGTTCCATATTTAGAGAGAAGGCGAGCGTTTGCAATTGTTAGCGGGCTAGGATCATTAAAATACGGACCAGCTACGTAAGGTCCACCGTTTGTTGGTGAAATTAGATATGTTGTATAATCGTTGGTCCAGACATCCCCTAAGTTACCGCCCGCGTTGCTATTTGCGGTTGACGGATACCAATACCATCCTGGGCCACCCCATCCGGCAGTAGCACCTAAATCAGGGTAAACCCCTGAGCCCGTGTATGAGTAAGCACCACCCGAAGTGTAACCTCCGTCGCAAGTGGCTCCTTGATCATCTGGCGTTTCCAAGTATTGCCAGTAGCCGCCGTTTGCTGGATCTATGTAAAGCTCTTGATTTTGAGGAGGGTTGCCATCATAGCCTGCACCACCACTTACATGATAGTATTGCAGCCATTCCCATGAAGAGTACGGCCACGGACCCACCGTTCCTATTGAAGGAAGGGAGTCAACTGCTGGACCTATTGCAGTAGGTCCTGTAGAATCAATGCACGCAAAAGGTACAATTCCTACTCCGCCAGCGGTAGCGCCAACAGGGCCGGTTGCTCCTTGTTGTCCTTGTTTACCCGGAAGCCCGGGAATTCCTTGTGCACCGCGAATTCCTTGAGGTCCTCCGTTGCTTAATGATAATGATTGAAAATTTTGGTTCAGTTTAGCAACAACCGTTGATAAACTGTCACTCTCAAGCAGCTGTTGAAGTGTTAGCATCCTTAGTGTATTTTTGTTCTTTAGGTATATATCTTTGCTAGATTCTTTTCACATTGGCGCTCAAAGAGAAACCTGATGCAACTTTAGGGTCTAGCGTTTTTTCAATTTGATAAACAAACGTTTCCAGTTTTTTGACAACGCAATCTTTATCAACTTTATAACCGCCGGTGACTTTTTCCAGCTCGGATAAATTAATGTCAAGCAGCTCAATGCCTTCTTGGTTTTTTACATAAAGTATAATGTCAGTGGTTTCATAAAGGTTTATGATATTTTTATCCAAATACTCACTTCGTAATTTATCAATATCAGCATTTGAATAAGCATTCATAGGAGGCACATTATAACTACGTAATAATTCAAATTCATCGGTATTTACTCCGTTGGTCATTTCTTCTGTAAGCTGACGCTTAAGGCGTTTCCTTAAATCTACATTAATAATCAGCTTAGGTTTATCAGCATCTTGTTTGCTTTGATCTCTGACTGTCTGATTAGCCACTAAGTTATTGACACCAATTTCAACAGCAGGTGCTATAAGCTGCGATGATACTTCTGCAGTATCAAAGGTATGAAACTCAAAAATCTTAGGAACATTCATTGCTTTAGATGCTAGGAAAGATTTTATTTCTTTCATTTCAACCAATCCTTCAACATCTGTAAAGTTTATGGTTGAAGCGTAATTGCGATAGAAGTCGTTATCCCACGATCCGTCTAATGAAAAACAATTTCTTGTATCAACTGCAACTTCTCCAATTAGCGGATAGAGACTTTTATATGAAGAACCTCGAGAAATGTTAAGGATGTTACCGCTGGTAGACACTTTGTTAATTCCATAATTTTGAATAAGCAAAGAAAAATCAGACTTGCTGTTAATGTGTGTGTTACTTAACAAGTAGTCTTTTTCAAAATGGCGGGAAAATTCGTTATCCTCTCGTAGCCAAAATGATAAGATGTCTCGTGATTTAGGTTCATAATAACCACGGTGACGAAGCATGTACTCTTGTAAATTTGTGTCAACTAAATTATAACCGATAAGTTCTGTGTTTAAGTATTCTTGCGGTTTGTCGGTGTCAACCGAGTAATGAAGAACATTAGTCTTTATTATTTGATCAGGGCTTACAAACTTAAATCTGTATTCAATAGTTTCTACCTTTTTTCCACCTTCTACTTTGTAGTATTTAATTGCAGAATCTTCACTATTAATTAATGAAGATATATTTCCAAATGTTAAGAAGTTTTTGATAGAAATAAATCCTTGTGTTCCTCCTTCGATAGCAGTAACCGATTTTTGGTATAGCGATCCGTAGGTAGTGTCAATAACATTTGTTGAGTTTCCAATAAGGCCCCAGAAATTTGGTGGATAAACTTCATTTGTTGGTGGAGTCACATTAAAAGAAATATTTTTTTGAGCTGAACCTAATTGTATGTTAAGAGGAGTAATTACATCATTTGAAGATTGATTATCAACAACCGAACGCATGATAGTTCGTACATTCGTTTTTAATATAGAATGAATTGAGAATAAGAAGCCATCTTGACCGTATTCTTTTGCCACAATAAATCCACTTAATCCAGTGTTATAGATAAAAGGGTAAGAAGTAGGAAACCGATAGCCATTTTGAATGGTTGTTAGTTCTTCTTGTAGATTAAATGGCACTGTGTTATTAATACCTTCAAAATTTGCGCTAAATACTGCGTTATTCCAGATAGGCTGGTTATTTACATAATCTAGTAATCCCCCTAACTTTTTATTTCCTAATTGCAAATACCCTCCACCTAAAAATCCTTGACGAGGCCGAAGAATAGCATTACTTTCATAATTACCCGATGAAAATGCCGTGAAGCCATTGCTGTATGGTAAAAAGTTTCTTAGTTGACCTGAGGTTTTTAAGAGTGGAAACGGGTTAAACTTTTTTTGCTGTTGATTTTGATTTTTCAGAATATCGTTCATGAAATACTGAATGGCATAATCATAATGGCCGTGCTGAGTTCGGTAATCTTCAAGTCTGACAGTAATGACCATTAGAATTGACTTATACTTATCGTTTTTAATAAATTCTATTTCAACAGGTGTTTCCTTTTCATATGAATTGTATGAAGTAAACCGTGTAATTGCCGCAAACTTGTAACTGTCCAGCCCTGTGGAATTTGTGATTTCAGGGTAATTAATTATTTGATACAATTGCGAAGTTTTGTCACCTGATGAAGGATTTGAAAGAGTTATTCTATTAGATGTAGGGTTTATCCCAATTACACGTGTTCCTATTGGTAATCCTTCGCCTACCACTTCATCACCTATTGCAATGTTACCTATAACATTTCCATTTACCAATGTTATGTAATCAAGTCCTTGCTGTGCATCAGCAAAGAAAGAAAGACTGGTTAATCCTAATGTGTTTTTTAGAATTCCTTGTATTTTTCCTCCTCTAAATAACGTTTGTGATCTTCCCAATCCTTGATTGTACGTAAAAAACGTATACCGCTCTTCACGAGATTTTGGCACAATTTCTCCAGCAAAAGTTTTTTCTGTAGGATAACCTACGGAGAAATACTTGGTAAACCAATCATTGCTATCATCTGTTGACATAAGATCGTACCATGACTTCCCACTATACGCAATATCGCTCAACTTAGCAAACATATACGAACGTGAGAAATCTAAGCTTTCGTCTGGATAGTTTTTTGGAAATGAATCTAAGTAAGGAAATTCATGTGTCAATACAGAGGTCTCAGCAAAATTAAGTTGATCATTAGGACTAAGGTTATTAATACCGAACGCTAATGAATTGTTTAATCTATAATAGTTGTCTCTTGCATCAGTGCCTTCTTGTACCCACTTATTAATGTAAGGTACTACTTTTGATTTAACCGCAAAATCTTTGTTAAAATTTTCTCGTAAACGATCGTATTCAGAAAGAAGAAGCTGGTAAGTAAACGCTTCAATGTACTTTCCTTGTTCTTTAAATGTTTGTATGTCATCTGCGTCTTGTATACCTTCAATATCCTGCAACCCGGCAAATCCGTTAAACAGCGGAAGGTCTCTATCTGTAGAATAATTGTAGTTTTCTATTTCTAGATAGTTAGTAAAAACAGTGCTAGGAATATACGTTATTCTAAACTTTTCCGGAAAGATATTAACAGTCTCACCGGTTGTAACATCATTAACAAGCAAATGTTTACGATTAAAATTTCGTTTCCCTACGCCTCTGAATTGATAGCTATTAGAGTACGGGGATTCATTTGATACTGGAGTATAAGATCCATCTACTGAAAAAAGCGGATATTCGGTTTCATCATAATCATACAAAGGATAAAATGTGTTAAATATAAGCTGCGTTCCATCGCTTGCACTTTCTCTAACACGTAGCCATTCTACATTTACCCATGTTTTTTCTGCTGCATCATATGCTTCAACTTTTAAGGAATAACTATTATCTACTAAAGCCGAAATTCTTCTAGGTGATATAAGTTTACCGCCTGCGTCTTTTAATGATATTTGAAAGTTTTCAAAAAGAGGTAGCTCTACGCTTTCACCTGTTTTTAATGTTTCTTTAAAGAAATACGGTAATACTTCTAAAGTAGGAGTGTATGAATAGTCAGAAAATACAAAATCAAAGTCAAATTCTTTAACAGGAAATATCGAAAATATACCTAAGATAGGACGGTATAACTTATATGCAACTATCCTATCATCAATTGATATAAAGAATTCCTGTGTTGTGTCTTCTAATTGAATGATAGAATAATCGTTTAAATCGGTAAACCCATTAAGGTATTCATCTTCATCATAAACAGGTTCTTCCAAGTAAGGCAAACTGTAAATGTATTTTCCTTGCACTTTCCACGCTTTCATTCTACTATAAAGCCCCTTCTGTGCCTGATACCATTGTTGTGTCTGCAAAGAGCTATTAAGAATGCTAAATTCTCCGTAAGAAAGCGTTACAGAATTTGTGGAGGCTGCCTCTTTGTCTATGATAACGCTGTTTGCGTTTACATCTACAATAGTAGCACCAATAGGTATTCCTTTACCTACAACCGACGATCCAACATATAAGTTTTCTGTATTTACAGTGATAGTTTTTGATCCTGCTACAATTAATGAGGATTTCTTGATTCGTCGGTCAGAAAAATACTTTTGACCATTAGCAAAAGAAATCCTTGCTCGGTTACGATTTCTTTTTACGCCTCCTATGAAATTTTGTGATATTAAAGTAGCTCCGCTAACGGTATATGCAATTTCTACTCCGCTGTTCTCTGGTATTTGGCTAAGATCTAATGAAAGTGGAATTCCGTTTTCGGTAAAATACGGATCAGAAACAACCCGCCATACTACAGTTCCCGTGGTAGTTGCCGATGCGTAAGTAGAAACATCTGCGCCTTTTCTACCAAAAATAACCCAAGAATTTGTGCCTCGAGAAATTGATAGATAAAAACTTACAGGTTTCGGGTCATCAATAGACTCTACAATGGCAGGCTTTAAATCAATAGAAGAATACGGAGATCCACTAAGTTGCTTAATTGCTAATTCCCTGTTTACATTACCGCTTTCATAAAAACCTAAGTTTGCGTATTCACTAGCATTTCTTAAAACACGTGTAATGACAATATCATTCCCATCTTCATACAAAAGGTTTGACCTCATATAGACTATGTTTCCGCTGGCCCAAGCTTGAACTGGTGAATTTTCAAATGAATTGGCACATTTTGCAAGAGCCTTTGCTACTTGTTCCGCCGTCCCTTCATTGGAAAAAGTAGAACGGTAATACGCGCCATCTGGATCATACACTGGATAGTCCCATGCGTCTCCCGGCTGTAAGCCAACTCCGTTTGCGTCCATTACCCATGTAAATTGTTGATAGTCAGGTTTGTAAAAAGCATTTAAGTTATTCGATCCTGCTAAAAGAAATACCTCTAATGAAGGATAATCAACTTCTACTCGCCACGCATCATTAATTACATACGGTGAAGAAAAATCTATTAAGCTAATGGTTAAATAATTATCTATGTTTAAGTAGCTGTTTAACGCTGTTAGCGTATATGTAGCGTCTCCTGTTTTATGAAATCCTACAAATGAGTCTGTAAGAACTGTAGCAGCAGGTAACGCGTTTCCTGGCAATCCTAAATTTTGCAAGGTTACCGATGTTGCAGTATTTACTTGTGATACTTTATAATACCCGCCGCCAATAATATAAACTTGTTCACCTGCGGAAAATATTGAACTGTCAATAACGCTTATAGTTACGGTTAATCCTACCGCAGGCTGTGTAAAGTTTGCTGTTAACTGCGTAACATCTTGATTTATTAAATATTCAACAGTTACATCATTTCCAACAACAGATGTAACTTGTATGTAGTATGTGTTCTTTCTACCTGGATCGTTATATCTTCTAACTTCAAGACGAATTTCTTCATCATTTGCAAATACGCCGGTTCCGTTTTGATCAATTATGTGAAGGCGTGTTTGCGATTTTCCTGAATTTAAAAGTTGCGCAGGAAACTGCGCTACGATTTCATTAACCCCGCCATAAGAACTTATGTCTTCTTGCGTATCAAAAAGCTGCAGCTGTGTTGCACGAATGTACTCAGATGAACCCGGCGTACCGTAATCGATTTCAGTTAGACGATTAACTCTTTTAAAGATATCATTTCTGTCTTTAACATAAAAGAATCTTAAAGGATCGTCAACCATTGCTGGTAGAGGAAACTTGCCAGCTACTAATCCTTGATACTCAGGAATAATAGAGGTGTTATTCTGATAAGAAGCATTATGGTAATAGTGAACAGGAAGTTGAATTCCGTTAGGGTTGGTTTGAACAAAAGAACGAGTACTATAAGGCTCTCCGTCAACTTTAGGTTTAGGTGAAGGCGTTTGATCAGCAATCTTTCCTAAAACCGTAGGCTCTATTTCAAACTCAGCAAGCTGATTCTCTGTTACATATAAACCATAATACCGATTGATTCCGTAAAGAGGTGCCTCTTCATCGTCAAAAAGAAATTCTAAGTTAACTAAGTTTGTACTGATTATTCCGTTTCTTTCAAATCCGTTGGTTATGTATTCTTCTAACTCTTTAATTGGGCGATCTTCCTTAAAGAAATCGTAAAGAAATTCGCCTTTTCCTGTCATGGTGCCGTTTTGATAAGCAATGCCATTCCAATATGTTGCAATGTCGGTTTCCCATGATACCTCTAAAGGTCTCTCTTTAAATCTTGGATCGTTAACAAGATTTCTTAAGTAGCCGCCTAGCTTTGAAGAACTTCGCATATCGTAAGTCTTAACAATTCTAGCTTCTTTAAAGAAATCATTAATCTTTTCGTCTATACTAACAGACTTATACGAATCTATGTTTACTGGACCATTGACACGGAAAATTATGAAGTAGTCAGGTATTGACTTTCTTAGCCAAATTGGAGCAAGAAAAGAAAAGTTTTCATCGTAAAACTTGCTATTTAACTGTTCAACACCGTAATTATAAAAGTTGTCATACTGTTGCGCAAAAGACGTCTTGTTATTTAAGTATTGATCATCTTCTTGATAGAGTGCAAAAACAGTACTAGGTGGAGTAGTGCCTTCTTTAAAGAAAGTATAAAGATCTTTTTGATAAGTAGAATTTGCACTTACTGGAAACTTTTTATATGATGCATTTGATAACTCATCGTTAGCGCTAAATGAATTTAACCAGAGAGATCCTTTAGCATCAATAGTTAACTTAACGTTTCCACTTATTTTTGGATTTGTTTTAAGAAGAGCATACGACGATCTATCATCGTACAGAGTTTTTTCTAATGTATATGGTAACGATGCGTTATCTCTCGACGGTCTTACGTAATCTTCACGATATCCAATGAAATGTATTTCTTGATAGTCGCTAGTATTATCACCGGTAGTTCTTGACTTTAATCCGTATGGCGTTATTGCTGGATCCGCTGGAATTATTGAATTTGAATTATTTGTGTTATTTGGAAGAGCAAGAATTAAAAAATTTAGTTTTAAGTGGCTGTCAGTTAAACCATCATAGTCTATTCGAAAAGTAGCTCCGCGCGTTTGTGTGTTATTAACATCATATTCTACACCAATCCAGCGGCCTGCAGTATTTCGACCAAATAAGCCGGTATCATCGCCATAAGTGCCAAATATCGTTCCATCAAAAAGATTCGGTTGGGTTGTATCAAATGGAGTCCATAATATGTTGGACGAGTTATTCTCTGTGTTTGTTTGGTAAAGTGCATTGCCGCCGTTAACACGCCAGCTATTACCGTCAACTGCATATTCGCCTATTTCAAATGCGGTACCTATTGGATTAATGTTAACGGTTCCGCCAGGCGTAGTTATAGAAAATGTAGATGACGTGACGTTGCCAACAATTAACGGGGTATCAGGTGGCAACGCAGGATCTATGTCATACCAGTTTTTAACAATTGCTCCGTTAGCTATATGTGAAAACCCAGGAACCTGCCCCGAAAATGGTCCCACACCGCCGGTCGACCCAGGCACTCCGTTTTGCGTGTATGTAAAATTAACTACCGGGCCAGGTATTGCCCCGGCACTTGGGTTAGGAACTGCAGATAAAACCGCTTGCGTTTCAAATGTGTTTGCTTGTATGTACGGAAGTATAAAAAGCGTATCACTAGAACTTATTCCTCCAGCTGCGTCGTTCCTTGTAATTGTAACAAAGGAAGAACTTCTTCCTTGCAGTACAACCTCTCTTTCACAATCTATCTTATAAAAATTAGGTATTGTAGGCATTATGATTTCAAGGTTTTAATAGTATCTTTCGTATAAACGATGTTTTGCAATTGTTTATTAACAGTAGGGGTTGCTGTAGCAACCACTTGGCTTAATGATGTTTTCTTATACACCGCGCTAACTTGTATGTCAAAAGAAAACGCAGCTTCGTCTTGTGCGTAAATGTCAATTCCAATTCTTCTTCCGTATGTAAGGTTGGTAGGTGCTGTTCCGTTAAACCATCCTCCAATAATTCCAGCACCTGCTCCACCCGGTGTACCATGATAATCTTCCATTCTAAATTGAAATATCACTGGTATGATAATAGAATTAGCGTCTCCGGTATTAACTGTTTTTGTAGATCTTGCATCTATTCCGTTAACGTTTAGCTGATTAAATGTACTAGGAGCAAGGAACATATACGATCCGCATGTTTTTCGCCCAACCAAAAATCTATCATTATCAACAAACCCAAATTTTTCTGGTAGCTCATTGTAGCTACCTGGTGTGTATGATGAAGGGTAAGAGGTTCCTACTTTTGGGTTTCTTAATAAGTTTTGTCGATAATTTAATTGCGGAGAAAACCCTTTAACAGTGGATATTTGATCGTTTACTCCATACGCATGTCGAAATGCACTAATTGCTTCATTAGAAGTCGGAAGGCCTGTTGCAGTGTCAACGGTTAATGTTGGGAACTGTAATGAAGCGAATGTGTAATTAGTAGTAGAAGTAAGAAGCGGATGATCGGTGTGAATGGAAAACTCATCCAATGTACCATTTCCTACTGGAGTGAAATTTACAGCAGGCCCAACTGGTGCGGTAACACCGCCATTCCAAATCCATGAAACTGCACCGGCTGTAGGAGTTGGTGGAAACAAAGACCTGGTGGTAGGGGTAACTTCTAGATAAAGATCATTTACTAAGCCAATATCTTTATACCTGCTAAAAATAAACTGCCCGGTTGATTGCCCACTTTGATAAAATGCGGTTGCGTACTTATTTGCATTATTGGTATCAGAACTACCTACGGATGGCTGAACAATTGGTGTCTGATCGTATAGTCTAAAATTAGTGTAATCCGTATCAGATGTTTGAGGAAAAAGCGTTGTAAATTGATACGGCGAATTAGCCGTGTCAATAGGTGATGGGTAATACGCTGCCTGTTGTGTTGAAGTTAAAGTAGTTGGTAAAGGGCCTCCAATTCCACCTGGAAATCTAGAGACTAGCTGAAGTGGTGTTGCTTCTTCATTTTGAATCGAAATCTGATATGTTTTGCTAATGATAGCACCTCTTCGCTGATTGACTGGTAAAAGAGTTGCGTAATCTAGGTAATACCCAGCAAAAAGCTGAATCACAGACGCATCTTTAATTGGGGTCTTGGTATTGTTATCAGGATCAATAATATAAACTGAAAGAATACCCGCAACACGATTCAGTCGATCCTCCAGTTCTTGAATTCTCGTCTGCATTTCTTTCATCTTTTCATAAAGAGAAATTACATTCCCCTCTGGTGTATAAAAGTTTGATGATATTACATCTGCATCATGCGCATAGTATTTTTCTATTGCATTAAATGAAGAGCTTAAGTGAATATCAAGTCCTTTTGCTGCTAAATCACTTTCTAGTTGTACACGAATGTTTTCGTTAACCGCTTCAGAAAGAGCAATTGAAGCCTCGTCTTCCGATGCAAGGTCATTAGGAAATTCTACAGTTATTACATTTGACGCAGCTGAAAGCAAAGGATTTTCTGGCCATCCAGCTTCAGATACCGAGACTACGTAAAACTCTACCTTTTCTCCTTTAGAAATAGGAATATCTATTTGATTGATGTTAACTGCATCTGGATTTTCGATGTCTTCTCCTGCCCAAATATACTTACCGGTTCCAATGTCATAAACCTTCTTGCGGATTTCACTTTTAAGTTCTGTTAGATTAGAAAAAGTACCGCGTTTAATCTGGCCATTTTGATCAGCAAAGTCAAACTGCTTTACGTTGCTTTTACTTCCGTCAGGTCTTATGTAACGGTAATAAGTATAGAATTGTATAACATTCTGCAGACCTGTTTTAATGCTCTGTTTAGGGTTAGGAATGGAAAAGAAACCGCGAATTCGATACTTTGGTGCATCAAGCGCCGCTGGTTTCTGTTGTGCAATTACGTTGAGCTCTTTAACAATAGATGCATAGAGAGTAGACTTAGAACTTTTTTCTCTGACAAGTGAATCAAGTTCATTTTTAACACCACGTCTTTCTGTTTCGCTGTTAAACTTACGCGAATTTAGCTCTTCTTTTTTCTTATCAATGGATTTCTCTAATTCTGTGATCTCCGATTCCAGGGTTATCTTGTCTGACTGTTTCTTACGAACCGCTTCAATCTCTGCCTGGTCAAGCTTGTGATCATTAATAAGAACTACTTTAAAGTTTGCGTTATCCAGCGTAGGTGCGTCAGGACTTAAACCGTCAACTGCCGATATCTTACCTTCTTTAGCTTGTGTTAACAAGATATTACCAAAGTCAAGAACATATTTTTGATAAAAGTCTTTCATTGAGAGACTTCCTTCAGTAGTATCAGTAACTAGGTCATTGGTATAAAAAGCAATTCCTGGTGAATACGTAGTGGAGATTAAGTTGTCTTCATCATTAATTGTTCTGAAGAAAATTACATCATACTCGTTAAACCCAATTCCTACATTAACCAACTTAGGAGAGAAAGTTTCTGAATAGAGGTTTACTGATTCGCCAACTATAAAAGAATCATATCCGTTAAGTCTTTTAACGCGAACATATTTCGTGCTAATGTCTATCTCGGTAATCTCGTAGGTGGTTTCTGCTTTTAGAAGACGGTCACCGACTTTAAGAATTAATGTATCTATTGAAAGTTCTAGGTTATCGCTGTATGTTAATTTGTCAAATAGATACCATCTTTTCTTTACAACAGAGCCATCAGGATTGGTTACTTCCCTGTCTTCATAATTAACTACGAGAAAATCTCCACGATAACGAATAATTGATAGCGGAAGATCAATAACTCCTTCGTCTAAGAAATATGTTATGCTTCTTTTTTGCAATTCAACAAGAAGTTGAATATAGTCAAGATTGTTTTTTCCTTTTAAAGATTCATCAAAGTAAGCAAGCTTGTCTCGTGTATCAAGATTTAGCAGCATTCTTTTTACAAAGATCTTTGATTCTTGTTGTGGAATAAACGGCGTTACATTAAAACTAACTTTTAAAGCAGGGCTATAAAGATTCTCGAAGAACCAATTATTTTCAGCAAGAAATTTTGAAGGAACTGGTAGCTGTCCTACCGCTTGCGGATTTTTAAAAGTAACCGACTGGTATATTCTTTTAAATGTGCCATCGGGCATTCTAATGAATGCCTCGGTGCCATCAAACCCTAACATCTTGGTTATTGTTTGGTCAATCCGTTCAATACTTCCTTTCAGATATCCAAAAGATGGAATTGTATAAGTAGTTGTAGTGCCATCATTGTTCTGTACACTAATAGCTAATGTATCAGCGTTTGATGTGGTTGCCTGCTGAATTTTTTGTAAAGTCTCTAGCGAATTATTCTGTAGACGAATAAAGTTTGCAAGAATCGTGGAAAAACTATTCTGCGTGGTATTGGGATCTATTGCCATCCTGCAATTATTTTTTAGAAAATATCAACAGCAAATTGATAGGTTGCTGGGTCGATACAAACAAGTTCAATAATAGGTGAATTACCCTTTTTGTCAAAATCCAAGTAAGTTACAAAACCTATCTCTGCGGAATAAGGAAATCCGGTGTTTAGCTTATCTGTTGCATCTGAGTAAATGATAAAATTAAACTTACCGTTAGTGTTATCTAGGTCAACGCCATTAACAAATGATATTCGATATACTTGGCCTTTTTCCCAAGTCTTAACCGTATCGTCAACGTAAATAATAACATCTCTGTCAACAATAAGAGGTGCATTAGGACTGCCGTCAGTAATTTTAAGATAATTAGTAAAGTCTTGTAATCCCGTGATTAAACCATAATTTGTAGGATTGGCGGCAAAGTCATTAAGAACTGAAACCAGTGGTCGTGTTCCTAAATTAAATTGCTGGCTTGTATTGATTATCTTAACCGAGCCGGAAGAATTCTTATCTAAGAATATACCTTGACCGTTTTGCAAGATGTCAAGATTGTATGACATTTCTACGCTGGTCTTATTTGCATAGATATTGGTAATCTCTTGGTAGTTTCGCTGAATAAGATTTAACAGATTCTTGGTATTAGCAAAAATTGCTGCGTTATCAACAATGCTGTCTTCTAAGCTGGCAACTTTTAACTTTAGTTCCTCAGCGCTAACGTCGGTTAAAATGTAGTCCTGTAATTCGTTAAACTTAATTTGTAATTCATTCACAAGCATGTTATTATCCATAAGGATGGTAACCGCTTGATTCATCTCATTCAGTGCTTCCATGTAAAGCTGAAGAGAATATGGATTGTAATCGTTAATTGACGTTTCAATCGCAGTATCTTGCGTGTTTACATCAAACTTTAAGTTAATACGAAACGCATAAGAATTACCGTTATCGCCGGTTAGTGAGTTTGGCTTATACTTAGTAAAACGTGGAATAAATCCTCCACCCGCAGGAAGCGGATCAAAATTATCCAGGAAGAGCACTCCAAACAGATTGGTTGTACTATTTGAAGGGTTTGCTGGATCATAAAGATCATAATAAATAAGAACCGCATTAAAATCAAAAGATTGCGCTGCAGCGGTTTCATTAAACTTACCAAAATCTACTAAACCCGTGGCTACATTATTAATACCAGCATAAACTTCTGGACGAAATTCCATGCTGATACCGTCAAGACGAGACCTGGTAAACTCGACCGACTTATTGATACTTTCAATTTTAAACTTATCGTTAGTTGCGTCGCCAAACGCGGCAGGCTCTAAGAAGTATGTGTTTGCAATAGGGTTTGCATACCACCATTGAAAACCTGGAAGACCTTCTTGAATATATGAAGCCGTGCCGGTATTGTAAGAATAGTATTCTGCAGTAGCTCCAAAAGGATCGCTAACCGTAAACGTAAATCCATCGCTGTCGTAAAAAGCTAATGTGCTTAATCCAGCAGGTTGCTGTGTAGATGCATCACGTCCAAAAAGATATTCAGCCGCTAACGGATTTGCTGGTTGATTGGTAAATACTCGGTTAGGCGCATAGTTAGCATCACTAAGTGTATCAAAAAGAACGGTTGGTGTATTACCGTGAGATGTAGGAATGTAAATATAAACTTCGCTAAACGCGTTGAAATTATTTCTAACACTATTTAGGATGTTAATATCACCAATGTAACGGACGACTCTTTTATATGTAGAGTTTTCCGCTTCTTCAACCCAGCGAAGACCGTAAATGGTTGAGCTGATTTCTCCAACAGTTGCTTCACGAAAACGGATTGCACCGGTTTCTTTTAGCCATTTAAAGAATACACGCTCTGAAACCGTTCGGTCCACAGACGGGTCATAAAACTCATCTGATGATATGATGGATTCTAAGTTAAGGCAGTAATTCTGAAAAGACTCGGCAAAGTAATCATTAATAGTTTTGCCGCCGTCAATTTCTGCAAAAGCTCCTGGTGAATTTGATAGACCAATGAAGTTCTCTCCTAATGTCGGGTTTTTAACATCCGGTATATTAAGAAGAGCAAATTTGGAAAACTTAAATTTCTTTTGTGAATTGTTAAATGTTAGTCCAAGATCCTCCGAAGCCGATGAGAAAGTATAGAATGTACCTCCTTGTAGGCGAATAGGTTTGATCAATGGTGCGATCATTCAGTATTTAATCTTTTTAGTATGTTATGTCTCCTGCTACAGGTTGCGCTGTATTAAGAACCCTCCAACCAGTATGGTCAGCAAAAAGAGTTACTGCAAGTTTGCGAATATCAATTGATGTCACGTTTGTAGTATTACCCATAATAATGTTGGTATTGGCAACACCCGGTGTTAAAGTAGAATAATCTATTTGAAAGTCCAGCATTCCGCTTGTATTACCTGCTGGTGTATCAATGATTATTGTCAAGATTTGTCCGTATTGCACAGTAGTTCCAAAGCCGGAAACGCTAGGAAGAATAATTGTGTTGCAATTATCACTAGTAGTTGAGTCGTATGTTGACAAGTCTAAACGAATAACACTGTGCCCAATCACGCTATTAATTTGTCTAACGGGCGCTCCTGCTGGTGTTAAAGATTGCGGGTTTAATATTGGAGCCGATGCAATGCCGTCCCATAGCTGTAAGTTAGAAAAGTCTCTCTCAAAAGAGCTTTTCACTTGCGAGGTAAACGATCCACCGCCAGTGGCTGCTCCAGACAAGACAAAGTTTCGTCCAACAGTTACATCAAGACCTGATGTAATACTTTGAGATACACCTAAATCAAGAGAAACGTTTAAGTTTCCTTGAAAAAGTCCAGTAGCTTCGCATGTAAAGATTTGCGAAGATGTAGGATTAGTGTACTTGCGTATCAGCGCGTTTCCTACATTCAGTGATCCTCCTGGATTAAAAGATGTATCAAGACGAGTTTCGATCGTGTTGATAGCATTAGTTAATCTCTTAAAGTTATCATTAATTGTTATGCGAGACCCTGATATGTTGTCTCCACCTAATATTTCTGTGATTGATATTACTGCCATTTCTATGACTTATTTTTCCTTTTTTGTATATATCTACGCCTTCTTTGTGCGATAAGATTCTGGGACATCTTTTTCCCACTTTTTGTCAAACCAGAACATTCTACCTGTTTTATCTCGAATTGACATCTTTTTCCCATAGCATGTCATCCATTGATCAAAATTTTCCGATGTCATGCCTTCAGGATTAAACCAGTCTTTAAGTTGCCCTCCTCCTAACTGATACGCATCCCTAACACAAAGATTGGTTACGTGAATTAGTTCTTTAAATTTTTCGGTTGAAAGCTCGTTTACCGCTTGAAACGGATTAACATTAATGCGGTCAATAATTTCAGCGCGAAGATAATTACCTACTCCATTAAACCAACGCTGATTCATCATCAGCTCATTTAGCGGTTTATTAAAGTCTTTTTTCTTTTGCCAATTTGCTATTAACTCGTCAGAAAATTTTTCATATTCTGTAAGAGGACAAGAACCCCGATTTTGCGAGAAACCCGGAACCCATCTCCACTTAGCAAACCTACGTGGATCATAGAGAATCAACCAATTTCCACGAGTTGAACGAATTCTTAAATGCCCGTGTTTAAATGCTTGTTCTAAGCGTGGACTATCTTTACGAATGAATATCCAATTTCCGCTCATTCCCATGTTGCAGAGAAGATCCTTTGTTACAGCGCCCTGTATATCGCCTCCTACCAATTCGGTATGCAATAGCAATTCTTTACCTCGACAGATTGCACCAATTGTAAATATGCCGCTTTCATACACATCAAGCTCAGTAGAAACTTTAGATACCTCTGATTTTTCAATCTTATCAAAGAAAGGCTCTTGTGCGACTACATAATTAATAAAGTCACCCATCAATCGAACTTCTGCTAATTCTGGCATTAGTTCTCGTCTTTAAATTTAACCTCAATTTTTGAATTTGGGTGTTTTTTTCGAACAAACGCAATTAATTTTAATGTTTCGTCTTGTGCTGACATATCATATTGTATGAGTGAAAGTTCTTGAACTAATTTCCCTCTATAATATTCCCATTCAATTAAGTTAAGATAAGCTATTTTTTCATTACGAAAATAAATAGTATCATTTTGAATAGAGTATTCAGCGGCTTCTTTACCAGTCATTTTAGGTATTCCTTCCTTATTTACATTACAAGAAAGAAAAAGAATTAATCCAATAAGGATGAGTAGTTTTTTCATATGTTTATACTAATGTAGGTGTGTTGTAGATATTGTAAATTTTGTCCATCATAAGAATCATTGTCTTTACGTCTTTTTCGCAATATGTAATAATACGATCAATGTTGCCTTTCCAAAATTCTCCATGCACTTGGCTACCATCAATATCATCTTTAGGCGATGGGACTCCCAAAGAATACGCAGCTTCTTCAAAGGTTACATCCAAGCTAGATAAAGATTTCCACATTTCTTTCATATCTAGAATGTTCATTTCCCAAGGTTTTTTCTCGTAAGAAGCTATTGATTGTGGAATTTGCAAGCCGTTCATTAATAGCTTTCTTACAACCCAAGGAACATCAAAGTTTTTAATATTCCAGCCAGTTGGTGTTAATCCATTAGCTCCTGCTTTGTGAAAAAGATTGGCAATATACTTCATCATTACAGACTCTTCATCTTGAATCGTTTTCACGGTAATTTCACCGTCTTTCCACAGACCGTAAGAAAGGCACACAATTTTTCCAAACTCTGGAAAGAGTGCTACTTTATCTGTATAACCGTTGCCAGCTGATTCATAACCTAAGCGATTAGCTTTCTTTTTCCAGATCTCCGCGCCGGCTGGATCTTTCTCCAAGAATTGATTAAAATCTTCGTGTTTTCCACAAGTTTCAATATCAAAAAAGAGAAGAGAGCTTAATTTTGATTGCGATATCATAAGTTTTAATTTAATGTTATATACATTGTATAAAAATAGTTTCATAGCGAGAACTATTTTTAAAATCCGTATAAAACTATTACGGTTCTGTCCAGGGTGGATAAGAACTATAGACAAACTTAAATCATTATGTTAGATTCACAAAACATGGGTGGCGGAGAGAATGAGCTTCGCGTTGACCCAAGAACACTTCCTTGGTTTACCTGTTCGGAAGGAATTCAAGTATTCGAACCTTCTTTTCTTTTTAAGAGAATTTCTCCAATCATCAGTCCGACTGGAAAAGAAGAACTTTACCCAGCAGAGATCATAGTCTGCAAAAAATGTAATAAGGTGCCAAAAGCAATATGGAACAAATACCCTGATTTTCCCGATGAACTCAAAGCAACTTGTGACTAATCCTTTTATTGATGAAAGATTAGAAATTCGTTGGATTGACAGCATTCAAGGTTGGGGTGTTTTTACCAGTCAACTAATTAACTCGGGAGCTCTCATAGAAGTGGCTCCCGTTGTTGTTTATCCAAGAAAAATTGCCAACGTCTCATTGTGGGCTTGCCAAGCAGAAGGTATTCCTGATAAGGATCTCAAGATTGACCAGTACTCGTTAGAATGGCAAGGTAATAATGCGTTTCCTCTTGGATGGACAGGAATCTATAATCACAGTGACAATCCTAATTGTCGATTCTATGCTGATTATAAACTGTCGCTACTTGGAATAGTTACACTGCAAGAAGTTGCAGCTGACGCACAGCTGTTAATTAACTATGGTCAGACTTGGTTTGAATCGAAAAAGAGCTATATTACTATGTATTCTTTTTAGGCGGCACTAAGCTTTCTTCGTAATCATCAAAAATACGCTCAATCTCAATGATCAGCTTATTTCTTACAATATCCTCGCGCGCAAACTCCATTACAGCAATCTCTTCGTGATCACCAAAAAGTTTAATAATCTTGCTTAAAGAACTAGCGTCTCTCTTAGAAATATCAATCTGTTTAGTATCACCCAACAAGATCATCTTAGAATTGTCTCCAATTCTAGTCATGGTTGAACGCATGTTCTTGAGAGTAATGTTTTGCGATTCATCCACAATTATAATGCTGTCATCGATACTCCGCCCACGAATGTAAGCAAGCGGAGTTATTTCGATTAGCTCGCATCTTTCTAATTCTTCAGTTAATGATTTGCCAATTATCTTATGAAAGTTATCCATAAAGGATATCATAATTGGTTCCATCTTTTCTTTCAGTGTTCCTTTAAGAAATCCAACTTCTTCTCCTTCCAGGACAGTAACGCTTTTTGCTACAATGATCTTTTTGTAAACACCTTTTGCTAAAAGTCGTAAAGCCTCTGCACAAGCAACGTAAGTTTTACCTGTTCCTGCAGGACCTGCGCAAACTATGATTTGATTGTCATTAATTAGACGAACAAATTTCTTTTGATTTTCAGTTTTGCATTTAAAAGCAATCTTGATCTTTGTCAAGGCTTTCTGCTGTGGGTTAAGTTCATCGCGCTCAACGCGCTCAACTTTTTCTTTTGGGGGATTATTTCCTTTTTTCATCCTACTTTTATTGTTTGAATTCTAACATCTTTTTCACCTTCTATTTCCTTGGCTAGTTCCAAATTTTCTTGGTTATCATCAAAGAAGATCAGATCTTTGTATCCGCTGTCAACCAGCTGATGGATGGCTTCTTTTTTTCTTTCTGCAATTGATCCCTTAAAGCCGTACTTAGGGTCATTGACTGCAATAACTAAATCAGGATGTATATCTATCTTGTTTTCCAAGAAAAAGTCTCGTATTAGCTGCGATTTAGAACGCGCAGTAACAATTGACACATGAACACCTCTACGATAAAAGTCAAGTAACTTATTCACAACATCGGTAATAAAAGAAGATTTTCTTAATATCTCTGCATCTTCAAATTCATCAAATGAAAGTGTGTTTTTTGGATCGTGTGTATAGTGGTTGAACTCTTCCGGGGTTAATTCTATTATAGTTGATCCTGTTTTAGGATTTAGCACTTTAATTTTTGCTGCCGATATAATTAAAGTATCATCCAAGTCAAAAATTGCTAGTCTTTCACTCTTTTTACCTTTAATTATAACTTCATTTAAATGCTTACGTAGTTTTCCGGACTCCATACGCTGTATATTTTATTTGATTCGTTAAATGTAGATGACACCGACCATGCCCACGTTGACCCTCCTGTTAAACCTGTTAACCCTGCTGGTATTTCTGCATCAATAAAAGCTCTTACTGTTGAAGGAATTGACTTAACTGCCGCAAGATTTTTTTGACCATAGCTTGAGCCGGTTCCTAATCGATAGACACCGTCATGAGTGGTTATCTTTTTGTTGATTAATGAATTCCCCCACGTGGATGTTATTACAACAGGTTGACCGGTTGCAGCATCAATAAGATCAATTTCAGTCTGTCTTGATGTAACAGTGGTAATTGAAGATACTGCAAATACGGTAGTTGAACCTAACGCCGGAAGACCTCCTACGTAAGAAGATATGTTTGGAATTGGGTACCCTTGATACTCTTGCCGTGTTTTTTCCGAATATATCTTAATTGTAGAAGTGCCTACAATGTAATCATAAATTAAATACTCATTGATCAAAAGACGGCCTTCGTTATCTAACCGGGTTGCCCATTTTGCGCCAGTCCCAGATCCAATTATGTCAATTGATCGATTGCTGTTCATACCAATACCTTGACTATTAATCTTGATTGTAGAAATGTCAGTGGTAAGCAAACTACTATACGGTGTCAAAGATGTATTTGTATTTGCTGAATTTCCATAAACATCGATTATAAAGTACGTAGGATTTAATGAAGTATCTGCATCACGAAGCATAATACGATGATTTCGTGCGTTTTGGTTAACATCTTGCCAATAAAAATAAAAGTTTCCAGCGTGACTAGCAGTTCCAGTTACTGGCATAAATGAGGAAGAAAGATTAATCGGAACGTACGCGTCATCAAAACTTTCTTTATCCGAAAATACTTGTCGTTTCCAAACAAAAGTATCAGCTGCACTAATTGTTACTGGATTTCCCTGATTAATTGTACAAAGAAGAGTATAAACATATTGATATGTTGTAGGATCTAGCGATGTTGCTGTTAAACCAGCTATCTTAGAAACTATACCACGAACATAATCTTTGTTTGCGCTTTGCACAGCAAATGCATCGTTTTCTTTAATTAGTTCTGATCCATAAAACCCAGGATTAGTTGCAGTTGCTCCAGCAAAAGTTGCAGTGTACCCTACTTGTATCTCTGTACTGAAAAGATTACCTGTTACATCCTGTGATAAGCTGGCGCTGATGATTGACGCTGAATAGTCAACGCTATAATCATCATCAGTAGAAACTTCAGATGTAAAGATCTTCCCTTGCGGCTCTCCTGCTAGAGAATTACCATCCTCCACCGCAGGATTTCGCAGAGCAAGCTCTTGATACTTTAAAAAGACGTTTGGCGTATTCTTATCAAGACTCATATATTTCGAAGAAATCTTTTTTCTTGTATGAATTCTTATTACCGTTGCTATCTCCTACTTCCAATTCAACAGTAAACTTTCCACCTCGGTCAAACCGCCATAAAAGAATTGGATCTATGACCTCTACTAAAATGCTATCATCATTATCGGTTATTCTCCAAAGAAAAGAAGTTTTCCCCGCTATTTTACTTGCATCGGAAGATAGCAAAACACTTGTACCTGACGGCACTTTAGAAGGCAATGTTCCAATATAGGTTTCTTCCCATCGCCAGGCACCTCCAATAGCAGATTCGTAAGGAAGTTTATTTGACATAACTTCAGCTTCTGAAACGTTGCTAAATGCTGGCGGTTGAGGCATCGGATCATTAATTAGAAAACTGTAAGCTGGAGGTAAGTCAGCTGCTGGGTACCAACCTTTGGTTCCGCCTGCAGGATTAAGACCTTCGTAAAAATAAATCTGCAAAGCTCTTTCATTAAGAAGGAATTCATTAATCCCTCCTTCAAATCCTCCAACATTTCCGTTTCCGTATTGAAATCTTTGGTACACATTTCTGATAGGATATGTATGGTAAATTGGAATGTTCTGTAAAAGAACCCAATCATAAAATTGAACCCCATTCTGTCCTATCAGCCATCCTAAGTGGTCGGTGCTCGGAGTTTTTGCATACGCATCTATACAGAAAGATCCTTGTTCGCTCAACTGAATAAAGCTAGATGAATTACCTGTTGGCGTGTACCACTCAATCTGATACATGGATTGCTTATTTGTTGTTAAAGATGGCTCCGACAATCTAAGTTGTCTAACCTGTCCACCTGATGCAATAATTTCCAAAACTTTTGCCGGCGTACCTGGACTAACAGGAAGACCATCACCGGTTATAATTTCACCTACATAAATTTCCGATTCTAATAGACCTGTGATGTTTCTTAAGTAATAAGATCCTACTTTGGTATCAGCAATAAAGTTTAACTTCTTTTCTATGTTAGTTGCAAGGTATACATCAGAACCTACAATTGATGAAACTTCTATACCAGCACCTAGCGACTCACCTAAAATAACGTCAGCTGCTAGAATAGGAACAGCAGAGACCGTATTAAGAATTCTACTTGGGTAGCTATATGTATCAAGTTCACCTAAGAAGTAATTAACATCAGACGGCGATGAAATACTTCCAATGTAATAGTAAAATCTTGATAGCCCTATTGATTCAGTGTTTCGTAATTCGTAAAGAGCATTAGCCCACTGCTGAGCAGGAGTCATGCTACCTAATACATTTTGAAAGTAAACCGGGATATCATTATTTAATTGTAGGTTACCGTTCTGTGCAATTTCAGAAATCCTAAAATTACATCCTAAATTATTTTGGTAGTCAAGCGTATCCCATGTATGATAGCAAGATTCGTCCCAAAGAAGAGACCTAAGATTACCCCATACCGTGGTTAACGTACCAATTTTTCTTTCAGCAAAGTCTTCATCAAAATTTTGTTGCGATGCTAAGAACGACGAGCTAGATCTTAACAGTTCTGATTGCGAATCGTCTACTGTTAAAATTGTTCCGATTCCGCCTTTCCAATATCCAGTGTTAATTACCTGAAGACTGTATTCACCAGAAGCAATTCCATGATCATAATACCAACCGGTGTCATTAACTGCGCTTGCTGGAAATTCCGTAGACTGTGCTAAAATAAATTCACCTGTTGCAGGATACATGTTAAAGTCCATGTAAATTTCCGCGTTTCCACTGTTATTAGATCCTAAATATGTTCTTGCGGGAAATACATCATATTCGTATTCAATCCAAATAGATGAGCCATTTGCATATTCTGTTGCAAGATACGCGTTAAGATCATTAAGTGATCCACCGTCAATAGTTGCTATATCAACAATGTGAACCCCTTGATAATTTGTAGGCACACCACCCCATATATCGTAAGGATGACCAGTTGTACCCGCATCAAGAAACGCATGGATTGTTCGTAATCTTTGCTCATAAACTATCGAACCTATTGCGTCTCTAACGTAAAGTATAATGATAGTAAATCCTGGAACAATTTCATCAGTTGGGTTTGCGGGTTGACATCCAATAGCAGGAGCTGCGTCTACAATAAACATTTTTCCGATATGATCATTAACTAATGGATCATTATCAATTGATTGCTGAATTACCCACGTAGAAGACGATGGAGTTGGATCCCATATTAAATTGCCATTTGCGGCATTGTTACCTCTAAATCTATAAATCTGTCCTAACTCACCTCCTTTGTAGTAAATAGAATCAGTCCCTCCTCCTTGTAAAAGAATGTAATTGGGTTGACCAATATAGTTATCTTTTGCTTGGATTCCTATTCGCTTTCTTTTAGGAATTGCATCGTCTCCGTAAAGACGGACAAACCGGTTTATGATAACCCCGTTTGGATTAGTGGTTTCATTATAAACTTGATCACCTGATAGAACAATGGTTCCGCCAATCTCTCGAAGAACTTCCCACACTGTAGGATTATTACGAAATGCTTCAGGTGGTGTTGATGCAAGTTCAACTAGAGTTATATTAGGTATTGAATAATCTGCTGATATAACCTCAATCTGATAGACAACACCACTTCTGCGAATGAATATCCAGTCATTAGGATTAATAACAGGTTGAATTTCTGGATAAGCACGCTGATTTTCTATTCTTATAGTAGGATTAACTGATGCGGGAGTGGTAAGATTATCGGTGTAGCCTAATACACGCCCTTCAACATTATCTTCTGGTGAAACCTGTAGAATTTCTATTTGCTTTTTTGGAGGAAGATTGTAGTTATTAACAATTGATGTGTTCCCTACATTAATATGGTCCCATGTAATTTTTGAATCCTCCCAAATCGCGGTTGAAAATGTTGGATTAACCCAACGGCCATTAGCATTTTCCCAATCGTAACGAATACCTTCAAAAACCGGTGGCGATAGCACTCCCATTGTTGGTTCAAACTCTGGAATAGGTTCTTGATAAAACTCATCCCATGTATCTGCGCAGTCGGAAACATATCTTGCGGTAAAAGAAAACGCTGCTTCCGGGAGTACTGCTTCTAGGTAATCGTACTTAATTTCATTAGTGTAATTGTTATCTGTGTCATACACAATTAATTCAATCGTATACTTTCCAGCATACGGTAAAAGAACATCATGCGTAATAAGATCATCAATAGGTCTTGGACCAACTGCGTAGTTAAACTGCTTAGTAGGATCCTGCGGCGATGTTAGAGAAACCTTCCATGACATTTGGTAAAAGTCGCCTCTTCCTAATTCATCCCATGTATAAAGATTACCCGATTGCCCGCCATTTGGCGAAACGATAGGTTCTTCCGTGTACCCTCCCCCGTTATTAATTACATAGACTCCTTGATGAACTTGTATCTTGTCACCAACTGCAATTGTTGTAGTTACTGGAGATCCGTTACAGTTTGTTAGGTAAATCTCAGAAAAAGGAGGGTTGACGATTGACGTAATTGTCCCTGCCGGTATTCCTTTTCCTTTTACAATTCTACCTACGCTGATTGCATTAATACCACCAGCAGGTAAAGCAGGACTTAATGTTAAAACATCTCCGGTGCCTACGCTATTACCTATGCTAGCAACTGTGTATTCAATAATTCTTAAAGATCCGTCTTTAATGTTTCCTCCGACTGTTCCTCCGTATCCACCGCCGCCAGCTACTTTAAAGTTTGGCGTAAATTTATATCCGCTTCCGGGTTTAATTATTTCAACGGCAAGCAATTGACCAGTTCCTGATGAAAGAGGATCAATATATGCTTTTAATGTTGCATCTTCACTTCCACCTATGTCTTGCCAACGATATGGAACTTCATCCCATGTTATGTCAAAACTTGTAGATACCTGTAGCGGAGCGCCAACAGGAATACCTGGTGCATCTACATAAGGCTCAATAATTGCTTTGTCATTAAAATAGCCTACCGGTGTTTGGCTGGTTGCTTTAAGATCCAACGCAGCAGAAATACCTCCAATACTAGGTGTGAATGCAGCCGAAGGTATTGTACTGTACTTTAATCCTTTATCATAAAGAAATACGCTTTCCGCTTCAAATGGGATGTCAGTTGCCAAACAATTAAATCCAAATGCATTAGCCACCACATATTGATTTCCATTAGGACGAAGGACGATCGATTGAAAGAACCCACTTGGCATGGACGAATAATTGGACCCTTGATTAGCACCTGCGTCAATACCAAAATTTGTAACTTCTCCATTCGGACCTACCATGTTAATGGTTATTCGTATAGGATTTTCGTATGTTCCTCCTCCTAAAGTAATCACATCGCCAGGCTGATATCCTTCGCCACTTGGTGTAAGCGGGGCAATGATTCCAAGAGCCGCACCTCGCATTCTTACATTACCTTTTGCTTGCTGAAATGCTTGTCCAGGAAAACTTATTATCGGGATTTCTCCGTAATATGGTCCGCCGGCATTACTAATAAGAGCTTTATTAATGTCGTACTTATAGTTATAGTTTCTAATTAGCTCATAGTAAGGTGGGGAAATAAGAGTGCTATCAGGATCAAATGGTCTTGCATCAACTATCTGAATGCGTTTTCCATTTGTCTGAAAGTCAATTTGCCTTGTTAGATTAACTTCTAAAAGCGTTGACGGATCACTCCAAGAATTAACAGCATATCTTTCATAATAAACACCTTCACCTGTGATATCAATAATTCTTGCATTTAGCGGCAAAAACTTGTCTTTTAAATATCGTTTAAGCGCAAATAACTTAATAAGAACTTCTTCATTAGTGTACTCAAAAGCATCTTCAGTCTCTGGAACACCAAAACTATCAGCTTCTCCGCTGTCTCTGACAATATCGTAATAGAGTCCGAAAAGGCTGGTCTTCTTATAATGAAGACTAGGAAGTAGCGTTATTGCTTCGCTGTTCTTGGCTTTATCGCGTAACTGAAAAGGAACTTGCATCTGTCGATACTTCCCATAGTAATCGTCTTCTTGATTTACGTTTAGCCAGTATTCTTTAATTCTTACATCATAATAGCCAAACCAATTAACAATGTTAACAAGACCACGATAAGATCCTACGTATGGCCAAATGTTATCACCTTCCAAGAGCATTTCTTTTCTCTTGGCATTTAAGAGTTCATAGTTTATATTATCTTCATAAACATCTGATTCTCGAAGTATCAGCTCTTCAACCGGTGTTACGTCTCTTCCAAAGTTTTCTAATAGTTTCCCTAATCTTTCATCTTCGGCAATTGATTCACATTCATAAATACTGTTGAAGATGCGTTTAGCCGTAGGATATGTCACATCATCAATGACAATTGAAGAAACGTAAGATCCTTCCACTTCTGTTTGGAATCCTATATTGATCTGTAAAGATTCTTTAGCAATTCTTTCATTAACCGTTCTTTGATAAAGAAGATTTCCACCCGGCAAAGTGTCGGGAACTACTGGTGAAGATGCGTCATTAAACTCAAAGAAAACTTCCTTCCTTTTTGTAATCGTAGGATAGTCCTCGTTATATGAAACGTCAAACAAAAAGAATTCTTCATCGCTTCCTCCACCAATATATGCACGATATATTGGTACAACGCCAAAGAAAAGATCGGTGGGAATCGTTGCTGGTATTTCACGAGCTAGCGCAAAGTATATCTTAGTTGTTCTAACCGCAGTAAGAACATGTAAGCCTTCGAGAGGATTGGTTCCGCTGCTGCTAAAAATTCTGATTGTATTCCCTTGTCTAAGATTGTGTGCTGTGTATGCTTCTAACGATAATGTAACGTTTGGCGTTAATGTGTCTTTGGTTAATAAGATGTAGTTGTATGTTGTGTTAATTTCTTTAATAACGGTTCCTAACACAATGTTTGAACCTGTCACATACATACCTACTTGTAAAGAAGATAACTGTGCTGGTGTTACACCAGTTATCTTATTTAGTTCTACAAAGTTAACGTGTCCAGTAACGGGATAGGTTTTTATACTAATTGACGCAATCGTTCCGTTTGCTGAATATTCCGTAATATCAAAAGGACCGTATTCTTCTACACGTGGAAACGTGTAAGCTGTTTTACCTTCAGAATCATATACTTCTTCAACCATAAATATGTGGTCAGAAGATATTAGTCCAGTAGACACTGGTTCTAAAAATTGGTTAACAAAGAGCTGCGTTGAAGGGTATGTAAACCCGGAATTCTCTAATGATGAAGGTATTGTGTATGAAAGTATTTCCCCAGAATTGGGATCGACAATAAGCGCCGACGAATCAGTGACCCAGGTTTTTCCTACAATAATATCAGTAAAAACTAGATACGTACCAGGATCGTAAAGTTTTCCACTCTTAAGTATTTCTACGTGTGAAATTAAGCCGTTCTGATTTGTATATGCATTAATGACTGCTCCGTAACCTACACCTCCGTCTGGCTGAATTATTTCAACACTTAGAATTTCTGTAGGTTCGGGGTTTAGACCGTAGCCTTTCTTAGAAAAGAGTCTTAATCGGTTTGTTAGTATCATTAGTTGAGATACTTGTAGTTTTTATCAGCTGTATAATTAAAAGCTTTTTTGATACCGCTAGCTCGGTCCATTATGTAAACAAAGAAAATTTGGAATCTACCAATAATTGCTTCCCTCTTACTATCACTTAATAAGTAAGATGACAGTGAACGAGAAAACCCATTTTTTCTCCAATCAAACCCAGTGTTCTTTATGTCATCAAATTGATGATACATTGCATCGTAATAGCTGTCCCGCGTTAAGTATTGCCCTTTTCTAACCTTCATCTTATGTGTTCTTTATATTGTCAACGTTAATTCTGTGAAGTTCCATGTTTAATGACTTTGGTGTATCTTTTGCTGAGAATGCAATGTTAATACTACCCGGCTTTGATTGATCTGAAGAATCATAGTAAAAATAGCCGGATCTATCGGGCCACCCACCACGAACAAGCGCGTATTCACCTCTCCCGATAACAACATCGCCAAACACATCAATACCTTTTTCTGGCAATGAGGCGTTTGCAGGATCGCTCTTAAAGACTTCATTTTCTTCGGAAACAAACCAAAGATTAACGCTGTCAACACCCTGAATATTTTCAATAATAGCAATTAAGTCGGATTTTGGAATTCTATCTCTTCTTCTGTTTTTCAAAAAGTAATCACTACATTTTGAAACAATATCTTGGCGAATTGCGTCTTTACTAAACCCTTCAAATGCAGTAATGTTAACGTTTAACACATACCGTTTAATCACTGGCTCCAAAATCTTGATAATTGTGGTTAAAATCTTTTGACCGCTTTGCTCAATAAAATCATAGATTTTTTCTTTTTCATCAGCGGATAAAAAGAAAAGCGAAACTGGGACAGTAAAGTAGTCATCATTCTGGGCTTTTCTTTTATTAACATCAGGTATCAAGAAAAGATAGACCACGTTATCATCAGCTATGTAATCGTCGTCAAATGTACTGAAAGCATCAATAACAGAAAAAATGTTAAACTTTTCTAAAAAGTAAACATAAGAATCCGCATTTGCTAATACGTATGCTCTTGACGTTTTAGGAGAAAGAACTCGTGTTAGTTCAATAGGCTCGGGGTCAGAACCAAATATTACCGATTTTTTAATACTAATATCAATAACAGAACTTACAGTTACTGAGTTACCTGCGGTGTCAAATACGTCATCAGTAAATTGAAATTGCGGAATTTCTCCTAACAGTATGTTTCCAGCATTGCCTGCGGTTGTTAAGTATTCAACTCGAATTGACGATCCTAAGTCAGGGCGTTTTCCAAAAAACCCATTTCCAAAATACAAATCAATTCCTTCATTGATTCCCGTCTTTACAACTACACCTTTAGCCTCATAGGGCAAGTCATAAACCGAATCATAGAGTTTCCACTTTTCACTGTTAACATAAACGTTAATAAAAAAGTTATCAATCTGTGAGCCTTTCTTTGGCCTAATAGTATATGACTGTAAAGCTCTTCCTGTTCCAGTGACGGTTTGCGCTTCAATCGCACCTTGCGTTATCTTTACCTCGAGAGTGTTTTTCCCCGTAAGGTTCATGCGAATTTCCTCATTCTCCGCAGTAATCGTGTAAGTAAGACCTGTGGAATTGTCAACAAGACGAGTGAAATTAGGTATGATGATTGTGTTTCCGTAAATGTCTAGCGGGTTTCCATTATAAGTTAATAAGACCGTTCCCGATGCTGCAATCGCGCGAGTTGGATTATGACCAGCTATCCTAGAAAGGCTTCGAATCGATATATCGCGTGTTGCTGTATAAATGTTTAATTCTGTGATGCTATCTTCTATGTAATAAAAGATCAATTTGCCCATGTCAATCATTACATTTAGTAATTGACCATAGGCACTTGCAGGTGTAAATACATCACCTACCTGTAAAAACTTTGAAGTTAAGTAAGCTCTTGCATCATCATAGAGCTGATCGTAACGAATTCGGTTAAGCTTAAAAATATCTAAAGCCATTCTGATGTCTTATTTTGCGACGACACCAAGATACTTTGTACCGTCTATGTATATATCAATGTAACATAAATCCCTCACGGTTCCGGGAACAAAATTGACCTGTATATCTATGTTGTAATTAGGTGCTTCGGGAACATATTTTGCTATTTGCGCGTAAAAATCCTTTTGTATCTGATATGTATTTGCGTTAAACTCAAACAATAAATCATTTAGACTTAAACCTAAATCGGGCACACCGAGTACCTCACCTTTGTTGGTAAAAATAATCATACGCAATTTTGTCAACAGCGCCTCCAAAGGATTATTGGTCTCTAGTATAGCATAGTTATACAGAGGATCATTTGCATTACGACAATAGATTTCCTTAAGCATTAATTAGGTAGTAATAGTTTTTATCTTAATGGAAAATGTAGAACCAATCTGGACTGTTCTCATCGTCAATTCTAGTCTTAATCTCTTCCAGCTCTTCTTTCCCTTCTTCTTTATAGAGGTCAGAATTAATAGCAATTCCGCCAGGAAGATTAAATTGAAACGCACCCAGTATTCTTCCCATCGAAATTTTTGCTTGTGCAACACACCAGCGCTGAAAGAACCAGTCATCGTATAGTCTATTCTCTTCAATCTTTACATATGTTTCCAAGAAAAGATTTTTCTTAGGGTCTCTACCTGTGATCTTAAGACGATGCGTGTTTCGATTAAAATCATAACGAACTCTTTCTAAAATAAAAGCTTTAGTTAAATCCCAATAAGAATATTGTGCAGTCCTTAATACTAGGTCATCTGATGCAAATGGTGCAAGATAAATTTCTGCAGCAAGTAAGCGGTTATCAGAAAAATCTCGGTCAATGGTTCCTAAACGTCCACCGCCAGAAATTTCTTTACATTCATAAACCGTGATAACACATTCTGGGAGCAGCACGCTACGAGTCTTTTTAAACTCCGGATCGTTAAACCACTTTTTTTCAATAACATAATATTGAGTTTCTACCGCAGGGCCGTAATTTACATAGAACCAATTTAGCGCTTGATTAATAATCCTTTCGGCTTCTCTCTCCGGAATTGAATATGGAAGAGATCCGCTGCCAGTAATCTCGTCATTGACTTGTTGTATCAGTTCAGCTCTTGTCATAGCAATTACCCAAGAACGTTTATCACGTTCACGTCTTTTTCTTTCGCTTGATTGATAGCCCACTTTTTAGCATCGCTATAGTTCATCGCTTTGTCTGTAAAAACTTCTTCTCCGCCAATTTCAAATGCCCACATGCCATTTCCCTTAGGTTCTTTTCCGTGAACACCTTTATATTTTGATGTGCTAACAGTAATGCTTTCTTCAAATAAAAAGCTTTCAAATGTTTGTATGTGTTTCATTTCCTTTCAGCTTATTTATGACTTCATCGTTCTTTGCAATCTGCTTAAGATTTTTTACGATGTTTTTACGATTACCTTTTGGTTTTCCGTTTTTCTTACCTTTTGCCACTATTTCTTGGATTTCTTTTTACCTTCGTCTTTGTAAGATCCTGGCGACTCTGTAGGTTCAATAGCTTCAACCATCATAGTCTCTTTTGATATCTTAGCAAGTTTTCCAATTTCACCGTTTCTAACAACACCGCGATTAACTTCGCAGTTAATTAGCATTGACTTGTTTTCAATAAAACAATCATTAAGAACATTACCAATGTGAAGATCGCATTCGGTTACTTTAGAAAAATCCACGGTGTTTCCTTTCATAAAATGACTCTCTGTGATTCGAGAATTTTTTACTTTGCAATTAAAAAACCAAGATCTGGCGATAATTCCTTCAACTTCACAATTAATAAACTCAAAATCAGAAAGAGTACAGTCTTTTAATTTTGAATTCTTTAACTGAAACATTCCCGTGTCAGAATCATAATTAAACTCACCTTTTCGCATTTTTCCAGTAATGATTAAATCATATAGCTTTTCGTGAATTACGCCCCAAAGTGCTTGCAGGATTTGTGGGTCATTTTTTAAATCAATTGATACTTTAATATCAGGGAAGATTTTTACAAAAGCATCATACTTGACAAATCCTTCATACATTTCTTTATCAAGATCCATCATTTTTCGAAATGAGTCTTTCTCTTTCTCCGTGAATCCTTCAAAATTTAGCGTTTCGTAGAGATGAAGTCCAAAATATTCAATAATGTCAAGAATTGTTTTTGTCTTCTTTTCATAATCAGCTCCACCTAAGTAACGATATTCTAAGTAGCCTTTTTCAGCTTTAAGAAAGTTAACGCCAAAGTATTTTTCGCTTGCTGGAAGAGTTAAAGTTGACCGGCTAAATTCATCCAGTGTAGGTGAGTAAAAAAGAATACGATTAGGCCGAATTGATCGAATGCTTCTTGCATAAACGCTGTCTTTTCTTTTTGGAAATTTGTCAAAGATCACGTTTTCATCAAATGAAAGTATGAATTTTGGTATGTTAATGTTTTGTATTGTAAAATTTGTTGGAATGATATTGCCATCAATACTTATGTTCACGTGTATTGAACATCTTTCATTGGTATAACCGTTAGATCGTATCCATTCAAACATTTTAATCAATACGTTCCGAGCCTCTGAGTATTTCATAGGCCCGGTAACCAGTTCACACATCTTTTTCCCACCAGAGTAGTCAGGCTCTAACTTAAAGATAGCATCACTTGGCGCAACTGGCGAATGATATAGTGGCTTTGGCTCCCCAAGACTACTCAAAGAAAGCGGTACAACAACTCTCTTTTTTAAAAAAGATGCAATGTCACGCGCTGTCTTAAATACATCAAGTGAACTATAGAACTCAAATTCAAACCCGATTTTTATACCAGACAGAACCTCTTCCTTTGTGTAATTCTTTTTAACTTTCATTTATGATTAAACTTCTATTTTAGCTTTCGGCAGGGATTGACAGAAAGATCTTGTCGTTATGAACACGATCTACTGAAACCATCACGGTTTCACCTACCGAATAGATTTTCTTTTTTAATTTGATTTCCTTTTGCGAAATTAGGCCAACCATGTCTTTTTGAATTTTTACCAATGTCCCAAAAGGCTGAATTGAAATTACTTGTCCGTCGCGAATTGTTCCTAAAAACTTATCTTTAAAATCTTCAATTTCTTGACGACGAATTGACGGATCCTCGTCAGTTAAAATGATTTTCTTATCCGGCGTAATTTCCTTAATCCAAAAATCGACTTGCATGCCAGCGCGGTATTCTCCAGCAGCAACACCGTCTTTCATAGCAGGTGTCATTTTACTGCTGTGTATTAACCCTGTAAAGATTTCTTCAAATTCTACAAATATACCGTACTTAGCCATTCCAGTAATAACACCAGTGTATTTCTTATCAAGATCCAATTCGTCAAGCATCCTAGGCATAATAGTGTTAACATACTTCTTAAACGAGAAAACAAAGGTTTCGCTCTCTTTTAAATAGTCTTCAACCATTACTTTAATTTCCTTGCCTATCATTGAATCAAAGTCTCTAACAATGTTTGTTGCAGCAAGAGAGCCAGGTAAGAAACCGTTAATTCCCATAACGTTAATGATGAATCCGCCACCGTTCTTTTCCATGATTTTTCCATAGTACGCAGCAGTACATCCTTTAATCTGCTCAAAGAACTCTGAACGCATTTTCAATTCATGACCTTTTGAGATTGACCCTTTAAGATATGGCTTAACACTCTCAATGACAATATGGTATCCTTGCTCCAAGAACACGCTTTTACCGTCCTCGGTTTTTAACCATTCGACCAATTGCACTGGAGTCAGATTAAGCATATTGCAGAAATGCTTTTCATTTTTTGGATCTATGACTGCATCAACAAACCCATTTAAAGACACGTGGATGTCTTTTTCAGTGATGTAAGTTATATCTATAATCTTACGGTAGTCGCCTACACGTGGTTCTTTAGACTCAATTGTGGCTATTTTAGAAAGCTTTTCAAAATAATCAAGTGCATAAGCCTCATGATTACATACTGCTACGTTATACTTTTCCAAGATAGCTTTGTTAGGGCTCTTACGGTGATAACTTTCTAAAGTGTTCCAGTTAATTTCGTTTGTGATGGACGTTTTTTGAATTGTTTGCATATTTGAGATTTTGGTATATATCCGAGTTATTCTTCTTTTGCTTTAATTTATTAAGTGATAATGGAATTATTTTATCCCACCCATTTTAATAGGATCTAAGGGATCAAATGTTAATTCGATAGGTACTGGATTAGGAACAGCAGAAACACCTGCGCCTATCGTTACTGTACCAATAGGAAGGGTAATGTAAATCGAAGCCTTTTTAAGATGGCTATCAATAATGTCAGCAATCAGAGGTGCTAATACAGTTGCCATGTTATTTGAAACATCTCTGGCAATATGATCTGACAGCGAATCAGCCCAATCTATTGCAACTTCGGTCCATAATCTTTTCTTATAAACTTCAACGTCGAGTCCTGCTTGTTGAGGGTTTGCTCGTATCCATGTATCAATTTCTTCTTGTACCTCATATAGACTTTTAGTTCCTGATATTGGTGCTAATAAATGTGTGTTAAGATCAGCTTTAAGTGTAGGTTCTAATTTCTTAAAAGCATCAGCTAGTTCTAATGCAAGCGTGGGTGTAATTAACGGCATATTATTTTACTTTTGTTACAGGTGTAGCACCACGACCACTCAGCTGTGCTACTGTCATTGGTACAACAGGTGGTGTAGTAGGTGCACCTAAGTTACCTAAGTGCGTGTGCGTATTAAAAAGTGTCAAGAAGGTGTCACCGAGAATAACGCGTTCTTGCGCCCCTTCACCTAATTCAATTGTTGATGTTTGGTCAAGAACTATTGTAGGTGAAGTTACTTTAACTTCTTTTTGTGACACTATGTTAATTTGTGATCCTATCAGTTCAATGATACTCTCGGTACCTTTGTGTTCAATGGTAATACTGCTGTCAGGATTAATTATGATTTGTGAATCTTTATGAAAGAGTGTAAGACCTTTACCCGGAGTGTAAAAGATTTTCATCTCTTCATCTACATCATAAGCTAAAACATGGCTATTAAGATAAGAATCGGTAATCTCAGCCTGAACGTCAGGATTAATTGTTTGAATTGAAAAGTATTCTGGCGAGTAAATGCTTCCTTCGTTAAACCTGACTTGTACGTATGTACCTACTTTAGGAATACTGATATCAGCAAAGCCGCCGTCTGGCCCACCTGCAAACATCTTTCGTCCACCAGGATGTGCCCATGGAACTGCTTCCGGGTTAACCTCTTTCTTTTCAATTGCACCGGTTGGAGTGCCTTTTGGATCAACTTTAGATTCTTCAGATTCATAAAGACCATAAACCATGATCTTACAACGGCCTTCTCTCTCAGGATCGTCATTATCAAGTATCTTTCCTAAAAAGTATTTTCCCGCGAGTGAATCTTTGCTTAGACTTTTGCCCATTCGTTATTCATTACCTAAGTTTGCTGAATTTCCTTTTGGCGGCTCCGATAGATTGCCTTTTCCAATATTATTTGTCGGCTCTTCCAGATTAATTATAGGTCCTTCAAGTCCTGCATTACCTACATTGTTTCCTCCTTTAATTATAAGAGGTTCTTGTAGTTTTTGATTTCCTAGGTCATCAGAATTTTTTTCTAGGTTTGTTTCTGCTCCTGAAAGATTGGAACTACCGAGAAGTATTTTCTTGTCATTGCTTTCACCGGTATTAAAAATTTCTTTTCCAAGAACCGATGAATTTGATTGGATATTTGAATCAGGGCCGGATAGGTTTGTATTTCCTGGGTCTGTAAATTCTGCCGGTGGGCCATCCAGTGTTACTTCACCCATTTTTCCTGGTACTACCGGTGCACTTTCTAATTTTTGATTTCCTATTATTCTGCCGTCAAGCCCACTTGCGGCACCTGATAGATTAGCTGACTTAGGATCAATATTGGTATCCGGACTTGCTCCGTCCAGTGTTATATTACCTGGCGTACCTGGCTTGGTTTCGGCTGACTCTAACTCGACAGCGGTCAGTTGTGCACCTTGCGGTTTAGCACCGTCCAGTGTTACACTCTTATTACCTAACGTATTAGACACAGCAGCTCCGTCCAATGCTACACTTCCTGCACTTCCTGGCTTGATTGGCGGAGATACAAGTGATTGCTCACCTAGTCCTTCTCCTGCGTTAATTGGCGGTCCTTCTAAATTAACAAACGGTTTGCCACTTAAGCTTGTCGGAGGAGGCGCTGCAAGTTCCACTTTACCTTGTGATCCAGCATTTGGTTCAGCGCTAATAAGATTGACTTTACCTGGCGTAGGATTGCCTGCAGCTACGCCATCCAAAGTAACACTTCCACCAACTGTTGTTGGTTTAGGTGGTTCAACGAGATCAACTGTTGTTGTAGATATTGGAGTAAGAGGTCCGCTATTCAGAATAGTTCTTCCTAGATCTCCGTCTAGTGGTGAAGGAGCACCTATTGGCACTGAACTTCCTGGATCTCCTTCTAGTGGTGAAGTAGCACCTAGCGGCGATGAACTTCCCGGATTTCCTTCTAGCGGTGAAGGAACACCTATTGGTGCAGAACTTCCCGGATTTCCCTCTAATGTAGTAGAAGGCCCGGATAGAATAACGCTTCCACCGCCGCCATCCAAAGATCCTCCACCTGATTGAAAAAGAATCTGGCCTAGTGTAGTTGACATTATAGACGGTGCAATAAATGTTACCGAGCCAGGATTTGTTGATGCGTTTATTGCTCCTTGTAAAGGTTCTATTCCAGGTGTGCCAACAAGAGATATGTCAGGTGAAGTTAAATATGCGTTTCCTATTCCACCTACTAAGTTTTGTGATGCGTTAATGTTGTTAATGATATCACCAATGCTTGAAGACTCTAGATTGCTTCCTGCCACAATTTGAGAAATTTCAGCAACCGACTGTGCTATCTGTGTTACCAACTGCACATCGTTGCCGGATAACTTGAGTCTTCCCAGAATTGCTTGTTCTGGTGGTTGGTTTAATGTGAAGTTAGATATTATTCCTTGAGCCGCAGATATCGGATTGTTTAAAATATTGCCCAGCTCATTACTTAACTGAGCAGGACTTAAATTGTAAACATTGCCCAAAAATGCACTATTTACAACATTTTCTAATGAAGACATTACTTGTGCCGATGCCGCCGCAGTAAGATTTCCAGTAAACGCACTAAGTGCGTTTGTATATCCTTGTAGAGATGATGAAGCTCGCGACGAAATATTTTCACCGGTGGCATCTTGAATTGTTGTATTTGGTGTAAAGTTTTTAAGGCCTGCTGTTTTTTCTCGAGTTGCAATACCAACGGTATCTTGAAGTAAAGCTCCTAATAAGCCATACGTGTTAGATTCTCGAATCCGACCAATTTTAATACCCATTTTTACTTTTGTTGGGTCAGCACTTGCGTATCTTGCTTGATTTTCCAAGTATGCTAGTGATTCTTCTAAAAAGTTAAATTCACAATAATCAAAAGTAAACTTGACAAAAGTTGCAGGATCGGCCTGCGCTCCGGTTGCATCGCGTAAAGTCCGTATCTCCGTAACAATAAGTTCCATTGAAAAGAACCTTTGGGTTTCCGGCAGCATGTACCGCATGTAAGCATTATCCCATACAGCTTTTCGATAGAGATCTATGAGGTATGTCATCCTCATATTAATGCTTTCATTACATTCAAATGTAATTATCTTTTCTTTACCACGAAAATTATTCTTTGGATCAATCTTCCATATCTCTTCAAGCCCAGTTACCTTTTCAAAAACCCAAGGAGTCTTGGTAGACAAGTAAAGCATTCCTTCGCGGAATTCCTGCATCATATTTGCCCGGTAGTATTCGCCTCTTCTTTGCAAGAAGTTAATTGCTGAATCCGGGTGAAAAGAAGCGGATGGCGCTACTCCTCCACCTACATTATTAATTTGTTGAACTGCATTTTCCGGACCTAAAAAAAGACCTTGCGGAAGATAGTCAAGATCATTGTTTGACTTATCATACACCGTGTCGTTAAGAAATCTGAAGTAAAACCCTGTATATGTAGGATCTTCAAACAGCCACCGATTTGATTCAGTGCTTCTTATTCCAGATGTCCAGTTTCCACGAAGGAAATTTTTGGTTATAGTATCTCTAGATTTAAACATTTATGTATATATCTAGCCAGTAGACGGAACTGGCCACTCTCTGCGTGCAAGTCGGAAAATTTGATACAGATTGGGAGGTAATTCCTTAGGAGGATCCTCGTAATTTGTGGATTCAGGTGACATGTTATACATTATCTTCATTCCGCTTACCATGTAAAACCCACTATAGAATTGATCAGCAACTGCAGGAGTTTCATTTGTTGGAATAGTTGATTCATTAGGTGTAGCATCAGAAACTCTTTTTAGCGTATCATCTTGTGTGATTAGTATGATAGGAAGTTTTTCTCCTCGGTAGACATTGGGATTCCAGCGTTCAACGTTCGCTTCTATATACATCTTATTTAGCTCTTCACGATTTCGTGTATTCCAGAGTTCTGAATAAAGGTACTTATCATGAACGTCTCGATACTGTACACCTAGCCAATACTTTTTATTTTGTGTTATCCAAGAATCATCTTCCGCAGTGCCATCTGCTTTCTTAGGGTATGCTCTTCCCTTTAATAGAATCTTTTTATCCGCGCTTCCTTCAGAGACAATAGGATCAACAAAGATATCCCAGGTTTTCCCACTTTTTTGATCAAAGAATTGCGCAAAACTGCGATATCCGTATCTACGAGAAATTTCCGAACTGTTATTAACGACCCGATAGCTCTTGATGTACATATTGGTACCACTGACACTTGCCATATCAGTTAACAGTTTTTTTGTTTGCTGTTGGGTACCTTCTTCAAAGTTATCATCACTATTAAAGTCTTTCATTCCTGTAATGTCAAGAATTGCGGCATTTAGTTTTTCTTCACCTTCTACTTGTGCATTAACATTAATAAAGTTTAAATGATAATAGACATCAATAAAGCAATCATAAAAACATTTTTCGTCTTTCCAAGCGTGGTCTGTAACATGCCGTATGAAATTAAAAAGATTGTCACCTGCGCAGATCCAATTCTGCGTATCGGTAGTGCTAGTTTCATTTGTAGCAAAACCCATTTTTAGTTTCTGCGAAACTTGTTTAAGAACATCAAACGAAGTACCATTAAAAGACTCAATAATTTCGTCTCGGAGATTTTTAATGTAGAGCTCACCTTCAATTAGAATTGTCGATCCTCTTCCTTCAATACCTCCACCGCTATCATTGACATTTGTTATCACATAATCATTGCGTATAGGTTTGAAAGCATCATTCTTGGCACGAATAAAGATTGACACAATATCACCGTCTTTTGGCATACTGTGCGACTTAAAGACAGCTGTATCAGCTAAAAGAACTTTAAATCTTACCGTAGGAATAAATCCAGTAGCGTCAAGAAGAAACTCTAAGATTTCCTTCGTCTTAAAAACATATCCGTTAACAGTGATTAGCGGATAGCTTGTTCCTGTGTCTTTTTGATACTGTCTTCCTTGTACACCCTTTTGATCGCCAAGCTCATCGCTGGTTCCCGTGAAAACATCTTCCAGAATAACATCATCTAGCTTAATTTCCGGTTTGACAATAGAACGAATTACACTTGATTCCTGAGACATACTATGAGTTGTTTAATCGATTCTTAACAATACGCGCAATGAATTCACTTTTTGAAATAGGACCTTCATCAGCTTCGCTGCTTTTTGTTACGTTAGGACCCATGTAAATTTTCCCATTACGAACTTGAATTTCAGTATCACCAAAGTCAGCGTAGTTAGGAGGGAGCGAATTATTAGCTGGTCCAGAAACAGGCTTTCTTGCCGTGTCCCTCTTGCTAAACGACTGTAATTGAGGATCAATTTTTGATTTCTTTTCCGGTGTTAAATATTGTTGGCGTACATCTTCCTTATTTTTTGCGCTGTTATTAACCGCACGAACATTTCGACCAAGACTATACAGGTCATACGTTACCAAGATATCGCCTTCATCAATGGAAAAAGGATTACTGATACCGTTAAACTTTAATATCTTTTCTGCAGGATCTATGTAGCCATACATCTCGTTTGATATTAGATCAACTCTCATAGACGTATCTCTGTCAACAAGAAAGTAGCCGATTCCTGTTGGCGGAAGCGACGCAGATTGAACTACAATATCTTTTTCTAAAAAATTAACAATTTGATTTCCATATCCATCTTTATAGAATGGCTTTGTATCTTGTGTTATCGGAAAAGTTATCATTATTTATCCATGTATTTTACGCCATGACTATACACTGAGTTTAGAACGTTTTTTACCTTTGGCGCAGTTGATTGCTTGTAATAGCCAAAGATCTTATTGACTTCTTGTGGATCACCTAATAGCGGATTATACGCTTTTCCTCCACCTTCGCCGCCTGCGTTACGTCCTTCTCCATTGCGATTAGCCTGAGCAGTTCCTATATTATTACTGTTAGAAGTTGACGAGTCAACCGCCGATGTTTGGGTTGATGAAAATGTATCTTCGTATCCTTTAGGTAAGGAATACATGCGTCCTCTTCCTTTGTTAAACATTGATTCAATTCCTGCCCGGTCACGAGGCATACCGTGCTCTAATGTAATAGTAGCCTTTAGTTCGGTTGGAAAATCGTCAGGACCCAATTCATCGTTAAACTCAATTTTAATACCTGTGCAAATAAGATTACCTATCATCATCATGGGGTTTAGCGGGCTTCCAACAGTTAGATGCCATTCACCTACCGGTGCGCCTGTCAAGATAGAATGAATTCCTTGCATAAACCCTTTAGAACCGCCACTACTCAATTTCATGGCTGAACTAGCTGCGCCAGAGGCAATTGATTGTAGACCGCTAACTGGGTCATCAAGAAATTTACTAAAAACATCACCAAAGTTTTTTAACGCAGTAGTGAACTGCGTACTGAGTGCTTCAAAGAAACCGCTAGGATTACCTTGAAGCCATGCTGCACGTCCAGCGTCGCCTCCTAAAAACGGTTCCAACGATCCACCTGCTCCTTGCGGCATATAACGATTCATCCCACCCCAAAATGAAGCCTCATTATATGTTAGAATCATAAGATTACCTAAGATGTCCAAGAGAGCTGCCTTTGAATTAATACCGCCAATTGAGCGAGCTGAATATTCAAATACAAGCGAAATTTCATGCTTAAATGTTATACCTCTTTCACGAGCTTGCGTGTTATCAACGACGGTTACGGGTCCTAAAATCTTATTTGCATAAGGACCATTGTTATAGGGATCTGGTGGAGGACCTCCATCGCTAGGTTTAAGAGCATCCGCGCCACCTGTTAGAAACCCGAGTGCTTTAGCTAATCCAGGTAAAGGGCTGTCCGGATTTCCTGGACTGCCGCTATTACTAACTTCCCAAACATCAGCCTTAACTTCTTTCCATTTGAGTCCTGCTTCAATTGGTCCCATGATTGTGGATATCTTGTTTCCTGGATCTTCACCAAGAAAAGTTATTGCTGTTGCAGCAGGTGTTAAATTCTTTTCTTTAACTTCTTTTTTAGCTTCTTGGGAACTTCCTACTGAATCCAAGACAGGAAACGTATACCGTCTTAAGGTAATCATATAGTTGAGAGGAACTTTCTTCCACCACTTTAAAAAGACAAAGTCTTGGTACTTATACGGAAATTTAATGTTTTCCGGCTGCTGACACCAATTGACCAACTCGGTAACCGTTAATTCACCCATTGATGATTGGTTCTCACCTTTTAGAGTTCCTTGTGAGGAAACATCATAAAAGCGAGGTTGATTCTCTCGATCAATTAGATATTGATTTCCTTGCTTTCCTGCTGCTGCTTGTAAGTTAATGTAAGCATTGTAGTTCATGATTGATGGAACCCCCCAAAACTCAGTGTACTTGCTTTTAGCCGCATCAGGTGTAATCTTAGAACTCGATGCAGAAGTTTGCGCTCCACCCGGTCCTTCCACCACAAATCCATCAACAAGCGCAGCTTGTAAACTTTCCGTATTGGTAAAAGAATAGACAACTGATCCATCATCGCCAACAACGTATATTAGTCTAGGATCTAAAGGAACCTCCGTATTGCCGAAATTAATAGACGATGTGCTATCGTTGTTTGTTTGCTGCGACGGGTTGGTTTCATTACCTGGTGGTGAAATATCCGGCCAAACAGATTTACCCTGACTGCGTAATTGCGCTGGTGTTTCTAGCGTGGTAATAATTTGTGACCAACTCTTTTTCGGTCCAATACCTTCGCTGTATAAAAGCTGATCTTGTGATTTAAGTAAACCATAACTATGTATTAGGCCTATCTTAGCAATAAATTCATAATCGTACGGAGGGTTAATTGGAGGATTTTGCGATGCTTGACCTGCAACGCCAGCCTCTCCTGCATCATTCTCTCCTAGTTGTTCTTCCGCGGTCTCTCCAGTAGGTTCCATAACGTTAATCTATTTTTGTATATATCAAATGAATTCAGCTCATCTTGTTTTTAGATATATAGAAAAACTCTTTTTTCATGCAACGAAACATACAAACATTTGAAGACTTTGTCAACACAACATTAAAAGAAGAGGCTGAAGGATCTATGTATAAACAAAAACTAGCAGATATCACAAAGACAGCTGCTGAACTAGAAAAAATGATTGCTGATGAAGATGACCTAGAGGCTTGGGTTCAAGACAAGATTACCATTGCTGGTCATAACGTAAAAGCTATCCATGATTATCTTTCACAAGGAAAAGAAAAACCAGCGGATCTTATTCAAAGTAAACCGCTTTTTAGCGAAAAAGATAAGGATTCTGGAAAGAAATGAAAAGACCTACTGAATTTACCAAAGATCTGATTCCTAAGGGAAAAAGACAAAAGAAGAATATCTTTACACGTACTCCTCGGATGAAAAGCCGAATGATTTTACGTGTAAGAGATTCCAATCAAAAGTTGATTAATGAAATTAATGACCTGCAAGAAAAACTGCAGTCTACTGATGTAGATCCAACTGATCCAGACCAGTAATGCTTTCATCGCTTAACCAAGCAACAGGATATGAATGGCATTCAATGATATGCACTTTCTTTGCCATCGGAAAAAACATGACCTCTTCAAATAACTCATAGTAGTCCTCGTTTTTGTCCTTTTCTGTTAGCAGAATAACTTTGTCGATCTTTTTCAGATCTTGTGTATAATGAACAAACTCACGAATGATTTCGTCGTCCATTGTAGGGTTACTATAGATGATAGAAAGTAGTTTTCTTCCGTTGCTTCCTTCGCGGATCATCTTTTTTATTTCTTCGTTGATTATAAAAGATGAGCAAGAATCAATATTTGATGGCTGAAAGCCAAGGCGATCAATAACTTCGTCGGTACTAATGACGAGATATTTCCGTAAATTGAGAAAACACTTCTTTATCTTACTTTTATCATCAAAAGTCAAGTAAAGATTCACTATTCTTTGTGGTTTTTTTCTAGCTGCCGCGCACGGCGTTCGGCTAATTTTTCTAATCGGCGTTCCTTAATTTCACCGTTCTTCTTGGCCATTGCGTCAGCTTCTTCGTATGTCATACCGCTCTTCATCCACATTTGCAAGTTAGCTGCATACGCATCAGCCTCTACTTGTACATTTCGATTCTCTAATTCCTGTACGTTGTTTAAATGGATTTGCTTTCCTGCGGCAATCTTTCTTTGCCGTATGTCTTCTTGTTGTTCAAAAGACATATTCTTAAACTTCTTTAAGAGACCTAGTTTCTTTTCTAATTCTCTTCTTTCTTTGTGGTTATTCATTTTCCGATAGCTTTAGCATACATATAATTAAACAGACGAACAAAAGATGCAAGCACTAAACTTTCATCTGATGCAATTCCATTACTAACGTCAACCATTTCTAGGTAAGATTTAATCTCTTTTTCTGAGCCGTCACCGTTGGTTTCTTCTTGTGGAAGTCCAGTCACATCAACGGCAAAGACAGGAATCACCTGATCACTGTTCTTGCTGATATAGATAGGACCTAAAAATAGCCATCTATTAAGAGAATCTTCAGGCATTGTAAATCCTCCTTCTTCGCGCAGTTCTCTTACAGCCGTGAATAGCAGACTATCATCTTCATATTCAATAGTCCCGGTAATCAAGGTATCAGAAAAATCGTTTTCTCTGAAATTGTTAAACTCGTGCAATAGTCCAATCGTTGAAATAATTCCGTTGTCATCGGTACAATAGGGCATCACAGCAACTGACATATGCTTATTCTTTAAACCTACTTGGCCGTTAATATCAACTA